TCAGTTTGGAAAGAAAAGGTTCGTGATATAGAACAACCACAAGAACAGCCCACCAATAAAAAAACCAATAAATTATCAAAAGCCCAAAAAAGACATCTAAGAAAATCCAAAAAATGATAAACAAATATATTGTAATTACGATAGCATTGTTTTTACTAAACAATGTTTTAATATGGTATCAGCTCAATTCCCAACTTGTTTGGGATTGGGCTAAAGGTACTAAATCTATGTGGATTATGTCTTTGCTTGGTATTCCTATAAGTATGATATTTTGGTATGCTACTAAATGGGGATATTTAGGATTTGGTAATTTGTGGTCTGTAAGATTTTTAGGTTTTGCAACTTCAATGATTACATTTCCTATTATGACTTATTTATATCTTGGGGAAACTATAACTTTGAAAACTTTAATTAGTGTTATATTAGCTTTAATTATAATGTTATTGCAATTATTATAGTTATAATTATTATTTAATTATTACAGCTATTAATTATTAATTTAATTAATTATAATATAATTAGTATAGTTTTCCAGAAAACAAGGAAAAAAAATTGTAAAAATTTGTAACAAAGAAAAAAATGCTTGGAATAATGAAATATAATTCGTATATTGTAAGTAATATAAAGAGGAATGAAAATGTCATTTGATAATTTTTTTGAAGAAGTAAAAGAAGAATTTAATTACGAAGAGAAGAAACAAGAGTTCATAGATAATTTAGATATGTTGAAATCTATGTCAGTTGAAGAACAAACACTTTATAAGAAGTGGCAGGAGTTCAATAAGAATCCTGACTTTCAAAAATATGCTTATAAGTTTGATTTATTCTCTCAGAAGATTTGGAAACCAACGGATATAAATAATTTAGAATTAACAATATCTGAAATAGAAAATCTTGACCCATATGTTGAAATCGTAGATAACAAGAATCAACAATCAGTTGAGAATTGGACACTTCTTAGAAGACTTATTCATTCAATGGAATATGTTGCAAATCCAGGTAGAAACATTAAAGTGATTGCTAAAGATAGAAATACAAATAAAGTTTTAGGTATGATGTCTTTAGGTTCAGACATTACATCACTTGGTGTCAGAGATGATTACATTGGTTGGACAAAAGATAATAAATTCAAAGATGGTAAATTAAGATGTACGAGTATCGGAACATCCATTGTAGCAACTCAACCATTTGGATTTAACTTTCTTGGTGGTAAGTTAGTGGCTATGTTATTAACTGATGAATCTCTCAGAACTCATTGGAAGAAAACTTATGGTGATGAATTAGTTGGATTAACAACTACAGCATTGTATGGTGTTCATTCAATGTATAATGGAATCCCTTTATGGAAAACTCTTGGTGAGTCTGCTGGTAAGATTGCATTGAAGCCTGATGATTCAGTTTATAAGCCATGGCTTGATTGGATGAAAGATGAAAGAGCAGATGACTATAAAAGAATTATGACACCGAAAGAAGGTGTATCAGGTCCTCCAACTGGAGTTAAACAAACATTAATAAATTATATGTTTGGTGAATTGGGAATTGTTAAATCACATTACAATCACGGATTCAAACGTGGAGTTTATTTCAGTTCATTCTATGAAAACGGAAGAGAGTTTTTAAGAGGTGAAATTGAAGTTGATGAATTAGTGATGAGACCAAAGTTTGCTCAAGGTTCTGAATACATTAACAAATGGTGGAAAAGAAAAGCAATAAAAAGATATACTAAGTTACATACAGAGAATAGATTAAAGCCTGAAATACTTTATTACTCAGATATATTAGGTATGACTTGGGATGAATGTAAAGAAAAATATTTAGGAGAAGTAGGTAGATGATAAAAGACATAAGTGATTATTTTGTAGATAAAAATAAAAGTACTCAATATGATTATAAGATATTACTTTATGGTAATTATACATATAGAGAAAATTTGGAAGCAGATAGTTTGGTTGAGGTGTTAAGGCATGTGATACCATTTATGAGTAAAAAATGGAAAGTTCATTTTACTTTATTAATACCTGAATTTGTTCAATCATTAGATTTTCCAAATGTTGACCAAAGAATATATGAGTTACCAACTTATATTAATACAATGAGACAACACTTCAACACGAAACAATTTATGAAGCATGTTGATTGGAGACACAATGATTTTGATATTGTTTATACACATTTACCTGAGCATACTTTACAGATAGCAAATTGTCTAAACAACAATTCAAATCTATCACCGAAGTTCATTGGTTATTCACATTGGTTTGAAGTTCCACAAAACGCACCATATGGTGATAGAGGTGGAATGCATAAAGATGACCCAGCGAGAGCATTGTATTTAAGTGTCGCTGGTTTATTAATGCAAGATGAGTGTGGAGTGAATAGTGATTGGTTGAAACAATTAACAATCAAAGAAGCTAGTAAACATTGGAATCAAGGAGTGTTGGATAGATTACAAAAAATAATTCAACCACATTATCTTGGAGTTGATAGAGTTAATATAAGAAAAGATTATAAAGACAAAACAGTTGTATTTAATCATAGAGGTGCTGGATATACTGGTTGGGAATGGTTTGTAAAAGTATGTGATGAAATATGGGAACAAAGACAAGACTTCAAAGTATACACCACATTAACACAAGTTGATAGGCCGTGGAATGAAAGAGTTAAATGTGAAAGTCGTGATGAGTATATGGATTTCTTATCCACTATGAAATTTGGTGTCGGAACATTTCAAACATATTCAGCTTGGAGTATTTCAACTACTGATGGATTTTCTGTAGGTGTTCCTTATTTATTACCAAACAAACTTTGTTATCCTGAAATGACAAGTGTCGCTAAAAATCCATATCCTTATTTATATGATGATAGAAATGATTTTATAAAAAAATTCAATGAGATGTTAGATAATCCGATTACATATGATACAAGTGATTTAGCAGACAATATGATTTGGGAAGAAAGAATATCTAATTGGTTTGGTGGTTGGAAAGATGTATTTAATTTAGAGTCAATTAGTGAAACAGATAGTGTCTTAAAAATAAAAGACTTTATTAAAGACAAAGGTTTTGTAACAAAGAAAAACATATTGGATTATCTTGGTTGGGGTGTTAGAATTAAATTCAGTCCTTACAGAAATGCTTTGAGAAAATACAAAGAAATTAAATTTACCAAATATGGTTATGAATGGATAGGAGAATAATGAAAAAATTATCAGCAGAACAAATACAACAAAATTGGAATACATTAATAGATATTATCAATGCACATATTGGTGATGATAGAAGAGATAATTTATTAAAGATGTATGATGACTTTCAAGACAGAATGATGTTTGCACCTGCAAGTGCTAAAGGACATTTTCACAACGCCATGCCAGGTGGATATGTTGAACACATACTTCATATTGTAAGTCACTCACTTGAGATAAAACAATTATGGGAGAAGAACGGAGCAGAGATTAACTTCACGGATGAGGAGTTAGTCTTTGCTGCTTTACATCACGACTTAGGTAAGGTTGGTGATTTAGAACATGACTATTATATCCCACAAGATTCAGATTGGCATAGAAAGAACCGTGATGAGATTTATAAACACAATCCATCATTACAATATATGAAAGTTCCTGATAGAGCATTGTGGTTACTTCAACACTATGGTGTTAAGGTTACGGACAAAGAATATATTGGAATCAAATTAACAGATGGAATGTATGACGAAGCTAACAAAGCTTATTTGATGTCTTACAATCCTGACTTTGGACTTCGTTCTAATATGCCTCACATCTTACACCAAGCTGATATGATGTCAACTTACATTGAATCAGACCAATGGAAACGAGGTAGTGAGACTGAAGAACCAATAAATACAAAAGTTCCAAAAACAAAAGATGAACAAAAGCAGGTAGACAATCTCAAAAATAAATTTGATGAGTTGTTTAATTAGGAGATATTATGTGGATAGGTTTAACAATATTGTTTTTCTTAATAAGTATATTTACATCAGTATTGGTGTATTACTCTTTACGAAGAATAACACAATATGAAGAATTGATTTTAGAAATTCAACAAGTGATAAAATTCTCAACAGAAAAAATGAAACTTGTAGATTCTAAAGGTCATTATGAATCAGATGATGAGACTGGTTTTTTCTTTGAACAACTAAAACAAATTCAATTATCCTTAGATGGAATATTTGAAGAGGAGACAACAGATGCCAAAAAAGAAAACTAATGATGTAAAAGCAGAAATCAAAAAAATAGTGAAAAAGAAAAAACGAAAAGTATATTTTGGACAAGAAGTTCAAGATGCTATTATAGAATATAATGCTTCAAGTGATGATATTGAAAGAAACCATATTTATGGTACACGGATACATGCGGCGTTTGATAAATTAGCTGAGAATATAATCAATACGTTTAAGTTTACTTATTTTGATTATGGGTTTGAAGATATAAAACATGAAGTTGTCGCATTTATGGTTATAAATATTCATAAGTATGACCATACAAAAGGTTCTAAAGCTTTTAGTTATTTTTCAGTTGTCGCTAAAAACTATTTAATTCTTCACAATAATAATAATTATAAAAAACTAAAAAGTCATAGTGGTATGGATGTATTAGATAAAGAGAAAAATATAAATAATTCTAATACTTCAGACTTTAAACAATTAACTGATGAAATAATTAATTATTTTGAAAATAATGTTCAGACAATGTTTAAGAAAAAAAGAGATTTAAATATAGCTTATTCTATTTTAGACTTGATGAAGCAAATAGATGAAATAGAAAACTTTAACAAAAAAGCTCTTTATATTTTAATAAGAGAGATGACAGATGTTAATACTTCACAGATAACATCAGTTGTTAATGTTTTAAGAAAACACTATAAAAAGTTATCAAATGAATACTACAAACACGGAACAATCACACCATTGAAAAGTGGTTCATTCTTTTAAATATTAAACCCTCTTAAATGAGGGTTTTTTATTTCATACAATTTCTTACAATTTTTATATTTATATATGAATAAGTATATTCAATTGGAGATTATATGTCAGACGAAAAAGAAATATTTGAGGGTAAAACCTTTCAAGATTTAACAAAAGATATTTATGAAAACACAACAAAACGTAAAGTTCAAATTGATTTGTTAATATCAGAAATACACGGATTCATAACAACCATTGATGATGTGGTATTGGTTGCACCTATTATAAAAGAATATATGGATACTGCTGTTCGTAATGATGAACACTTAGTAAAACTCGCTGGTGTATTACAAAGAATTATCTCTAAATCACAAGGTGAATCAGATGAATCAATGTTATTAAGTGATGAAGAGAAGGCCGAGTTAATGGGTACACTTCAAGATACAGTAGAAGATTTACAAAGAGAAAGTGATAAACTTGAGGTGACAAAAAATAAAACAATTGATTTGGGGAATAACTAATGGCTTCAACATTCACAAGAGCAGACAATATAACAGTTTCAGGTGTTTTTGGTGAACCAATAAGTGTTCCTTATTATTTACAATTCGTTCCTGGCATTGTTACTGAGGTTGTTACATCTGATAGAAGTTTCCAATCATTCAATAAAGCACAATATACAAATACAATATTAGCTATGCCACATATCACAAGTAAACCAAAAAGAAGAAAATCAGATTTATCAAATACTGATAGATACTTTCCACTTATGAGAGGTTTTGTTGATGTGCCTGCAAAAGGAGACCCTGTTTTACTTTGTGAAATTGGAGGTATAAAATATTATCTTGGACCATTGAATACACAAAACAATCCAAATTTTAATAATGATTTTATGTTTGTACCTGAAAAACCAATTACAGATATTGTTGAAATGACAACTGATGAAAAAAGAATAATGATGGGACAATCACTGAACTTCAAAAAAGTAAATCATAAGAGAATGATGAAACCTATAAAAGATGAATTGGATAGAGGTGAAGCGATTAATGAAACACATGGTGATATGTTGTTTGAGGGTAGACATGGAAATAGTTTAAGAATTGGAAGTAGAGATAAGAATCCATATGTTTTTATTTCTAATGGTAGACATTCAAATAATTATAATGAAAGTAATGCTGATGGGAGTATAATAAGTGTAATTAATTCAGGTTCAATTGACCAACATTTTGGACAATACATTGAAATAGAAAAACCTAATCCTGATGATGATGCAACTTGGACCAGAACACCAATTCCATTTATATTGGGTTCTGATAGAGTTGAAGGTAATCAAAGATTAATGTCAAGAGTTGTAAAGTCAATTAATCAAGTTGATAATGTAAATGATATTTTATATGGTTATGATAAAAATCAAGTATTTATAAATTCAGATAGAATTGTATTTAATTCAAGAGGTAATGAACAATATAATGGTGACATTTATTTATCAGCTAAAAACGATATTCATGTTGGTGCAGGTAATTCATTATCTATATCTACAAATAAAAATTTAATAATTGAGGCTAATAAAACATATTTAGGTGATGTTAATAAACCTAATTATAGTAGAACAACTACAAATGCT